ATCAATCGTCGAGTTGGTTATCTCTACAGAAACTTGCGCCCCAATTGTCGACCACCAGGTATAGGCAGATCCTACTTTGGTCCACTGATTGGCAGAGACTGTGGAGATATTGGTCCAGGTAGCGTTATTGAGCACTTGGATTGGAGTGTAAGGAGCGTCGAGATTAAATTGGAGAAGGACAACATTAGCTCCGGACGACGTAGCAGTATTGAGGGAAACAGACTGGACGAAGTAGAGTTTTTGAAAAAGTTTCGGAGGCAATCCATAAGCAAAACTAGCTCCTGCAAGTCTTCTTCCTCGGTGACGTCTAAACTTGCGAAAATGTCTTCTAAATCTCCTTCTGAACCCATGTCGTCTGAATGAACGAAAAGATTTTCTTCGTCCGAATCGTGTTCTTTTCGCTTTTTTGTAGTTCCATCGAGAGCGGCGGAAGAGCGTAAGTCTGCTTGTTCCATAAGGCATGCTTCAAAAAGTTCCTCCGTTTTTGAAAAAAATGTTTTTGACACAGAGTTTATTTTTTTCGAACTTCTACCAAAAACCATAAGGATTCTTAACAATGTCTGAGATTTGCTCAGGATCTATGATCGATTGAAAGGGGGCTCCGGGTCTGTAAACTCGTAGCTCATCGATTCTTCGAAGGAATGGGTCCACTGAGTTCCTAACCTTTCCTCCAAAGTCATACCATTGATCAGGCATTCGATTGGAAGTGATCCAAATTTCTTCAGCGAGAAAAGCAACGTATCCACCTTTTGTTGGCACCTGCATAGGGTATTGATCACAGAGTCGGAGGAGCTCATCGTAAGGTATCCATCCGTAAAAGTCATCGAGTACCACTCTCTTCTGACCGTCATATCCATTCCACCACTCGCCTCGAGGTTTGAAATAGACGTTGGGAGCGTCTCCGCTGTGAAAGCTCTTGCCGCAGGCGGTGGGCCCCACGGATACAACCACCCGTGTCTTCCAGTTTCGAGTTCGATGCTGTACGGCATCTCGATAAGCCTGTATCCCTCTGTGGAATTTGACCATGGTTGGAAAGAACGTATCAAACAGCTCAGCATTAGAGGCACCTTCATCGAGTGCTTTTTTCACATCGTGGAGATCATTACGCTCTCCTTGATGAGGGACAGCACCAAACTCCCAGGGTCCTTCAACCCGTGTATCGTCCTTCTTGCAATAGTTACTCGCCTCTTGTGGAGTACCACGGCGTGTCTCCCAGTGAGCACGAGGGAGTATACGCCTACACCACGCCAGGCGACGTGGTGAAGCGAACTCAATATATCCCTGCAGATGCAGGGTACCCTCCTCGCCAAGCTCGAGCTGGTACACCATGTACTTGATCTTGTAGACTTCGATAACCTCGTCAGGGTCAGCAAAAACCCCTTCGGGATTATTCTCGGTAAAGCACCAGCCGCGGTGAGTCATTATAACTGCTTAAGACCGTAGGTGACACCGACACAAAGTCGCTGGGTAATACTGTGTGCCAGCGACTTCCATTTGTGTCTCTCCGAAGGGAAAAAAAAATTGTGGGATTTTTTCCCGAGACGCAAGGTACCCCGGTTCGAAGTCGACCAAAAAAAATTTTTTTTCTGTTGGAATTGTACTAGTTACGCATCGGGCTGTCGCCCTCGCGTAACGACAGGATATAATAATGTAGAGATCAAAGCTAACGTGCGACGCATACGGTACAAAGCTCCGCTCGTAAGGCCTCGGCGTCCCGCCTCGGTTGTAAACATTTATTACTTCTTTTTAACAATAAGATAATCCGTATTTGGAATAGGTGTAAAAGAATCCATATCCTCATCAGGGGGATTTGCAATACTACCCGCCTCCTCATGAAAGTACCCATAGAAAACAACCTTCAACACAGCAGTGAGGTAAGGAGTGACCGTATTACCATTGAGAGTAGTGAACTCAAGATACAAAGATGTAGGTTCACTTGCACGCCCCAAGTCCCCTGTTGTTTTTGTAGTAGACACCCAAAAGGAAGAGTAATCATACACAAAACCAGAGGATTGAGTGTAAAGCCACGCTGGCTTAAACCAAAACTTCCTTCTCAACGGACCCTTCGAGGCATTCTGAGCAGGGAGCACAAACGGTTTAGGAGCAAAACGTCCCTCTGCTTGTTGGGTAGTCACAGTCGTCAAATTAGTCACTGCAGAGAAGTATGGTTGAACAAGGATATCATAACATCCATTCTTAGTCGTGGAATCAATCGTCGAGTTGGTTATCTCTACAGAAACTTGCGCCCCAATTGTCGACCACCAGGTATAGGCAGATCCTACTTTGGTCCACTGATTGGCAGAGACTGTGGAGATATTGGTCCAGGTA